GCGTTGTCATAGACGCCGCCTGAGCTAGTGCGCCACCATGGCCCGCCACCGGGAGTCTTGACCTGTACCACGTCAAACTGCAGCGCGCCTCCCTCACCAGTCGCATCCTGCGTAAGACTGACGCTCTCAGGATCTACCCATGGCGTAGTGGGGCTGGCGGTACTGTAGTCATCCAAGATATTGGCGTCACCGTTCACGCCGTCCACGATGATGGCAAACGGATGCGTCGCCACGGCTTAGCGCGCTGGGCTGGTGGTGGTGATGATGCGCCCGAGCGAATCCTTCACCACGCCGTCGACTGCTTTCCCGCCGATGTTGATGCTGTACTTCGCCTGCATAGGATTCATCGAGACGCCTGTGCCAGCGTTAGCTGCCGGGGTCAAGCCGATCGCCCCGCCCACGGCGCCTGCAACGTTGCCGATGATGCCTGCGATCGTCTTGATCACCCAGCCGATAGGCGAGTCCATGATTGCCTTGCTCACGTTGATGACGGCGCCGATCGCCTCACCAATAAAGCCCACTAGGTTGGCGACGATCTTGCCAGCGAAGGCGAGCACGTTGCCGATCGCCTGCACGCCGACGGCGAGCGGCCCCTTCCCGTCGCCCCAGATGATGCCGATGAACTCGGCGATCTTGGCGCCTGTCTTGCCGACGGCGTCAAAGATCTGCCCGAAGACGGGGATGAGCATGTTGATGATTGGCCCGACTACTTTCATGACGGAGTCGATCACGCCGCCGGGCGCGGTCAGTTTTCCGATGAACCCGCCGACGGCTGGCACCAGCGTCTTCATGATGAAGTCGCCGACTGTCTTGAGCACGGGCTTCAGGTTCTCCAGTCCCTTCGCGACTGCTGGTAGTACAGTGTCACTCAGTAGGCTGAGCCCATCGCTGGCGATAGGTAGGAACGCCGCGCCGAAGTTCTCCATGATGTTGCCGATCTTGATCTGCGCCTTGGTGAACTTACCGCTGACGGTATTCGATGCAGCCTCAGCAGTACCGCCATACTTTTTTGTCACGGCGTTCAGCGCATCCATTCCCTTGGCGCCCTTTTTGACCTCTACGCCCAGCCCCTTGAGCCCCTTGGTGTTGCCTTGGTATGCCTTGCCGACGAGTGAGGTCGCCTCTTCTAGGCTGATGTTTTTCGCAGCTGCGACGTCTGCTGCGACGTTCTGGATCTTGATCGCGTCGTTGAAATTTTTGGTGAACGCCGTCGCGGTGATGAGGCTCTCACGTACCTGATCGTCTGCGAACGCTAGGTTCTCCAGCTTGGCCGTCTGTGTTTCGACTGCTGCACTGTTGGCATCTGTGAGCATGCCGCGCTGCTTGAGTACGCCATTGAGCCGAGCAACCTGCTTCTCTTCATCAGCTGCTGCCTTAGTGGCTGCGACCGTGAATCCGGCGACGGCTGCTGCGATACCAACTGCGCCTAGTGCTGCAGTTTGCAGCCCTGCGCCGACTGACATGCCGACCTTCTTGAGCCCGCCCAAACCCTTCCCGATCTTGCGCAGGGTAGGCGTCGCCTGATCAACTGCCTTAACGACTAGGTTCATGAGCCCCTTGTTCATGCTCAGCCCTTTCTCCCCTTGTACGGGATCGTCTTATCTAGGAACGCCTGCACTGTGTTGTTCAGTGCAGAGATCGCGCGTGCCTGACTGCTAGGATCAGTCACCGCCTGCTTGATGAAGTCACGCCCGCGGATAGGTTTCACCTGCACTCTACCGCGTGCCTTTGTGTTTCTCGTTCCAGATGTGCCACTGACCACGAACCAGCGATACCATGCGCCGTTCTGATCGCCGCGGCTACTGCCTGCCCTGACGCCGACAACGGATGCCGGTCGATCCTGCCGTGCCTTGCGGGCGGCGACGGCTTTCTTGAGCCGTCCAGTGCGAGACGGTGCCTTGGCTTTGACTGGCTTGACCAGCGTACGCGCTGCGTTAAGCGTGGCGAGCTGCAGCATCGCGCTGAACTTGCGGGGGTTGCTCGCCTCTAGGAATCCGAGACGCAGCTCATCCGTCGCTTTCAACGACTGAGGCGTGACGAAGATCCTGACCTTCTCGTTGCCTTTAGCGGCCACGTTTCACTTCCTTGGGCTGCATCTCAGCGTGGATCGCCCACGCCCTGATGACGTAGTGTAGCGGCGCCTCTTCGACTTCCCACGGGAACTTGCCGAACTCTTTCGCCAAGATGTGGAAGATGATCTCTGGCGGTGGCTTGACTGACTGCCCGAGACTCAGCTGACGGGCGGCAAGCCTTACGCTTTTGGGAGTTCAGCCGCCTCCGTGATGAACTTAGTCGCAGCCGCTTCCAGTGCTTGGATCGGAGCATCTAGTGGATCGCTCGTTGGCTTGCCGTCCAGATCGCTCCAGCCCTCTACGCTGAGGATCATCTTGGTGTACGCCTGAAGACGTGTGCCGATCGAGTCGCTCTCTAGGTCAATCAGCACGCGCGCACTGATGCGCGAGAGCGGTCGGAAGATTGCGCTCCATCCGGTGAAGTCGCCGTCTAGGTGCACGATTACTGGATCCGTTGCGGTGCCTGCCATGTGCCCCTCCTCCCCGCTATGTGCGGGCTACTTTATGGACGCGCCGAGAGTGGTGAATCCACCCAGCAGAGAATCGAGTTCGTGCCGTTGCTGGCGAGCTGCAGCGTCACCGTGTTCAGGATCAGGCCATCAGACTCGGAGCCAATCACGGTGACGTTCTCGACGACGCCGCAGATGTTGGCAGTGAAGCCGTAGCCGTTTGCATCCAGTCCCTGAACCTGCACGAACTTAGTGGTGCCGATGTCGCCGACTGGGAACGATGACGTAGCGTTGGAGTTGGATGCAATCGTCAGCTCAAGCGTGCCGTCAAGCGCGCCCGTGTAGGCGACGCCGCCAGCGTTGACGTTCGTGGTGGAGCCGTTTAGTACCTGCAGCGGAGCAGCACCGGGCATGATCGTCAGGTTCCAGTTCGTGATGAAGCTGGAGTATGCGGTGCCCGTGCCCGTCTTCGCGGTGATCATGGAGCCGTGCGTCTTCAGCCCGAAGAGTCGACCCGGGATGAAGTACTGCTGCGCGAAGGCTGCGGTGCTGACGTCGCTGGTGCTGGTCAGTGCGCGCCCTGCCCATGTGGTGCCCATCTGGAGAAGCCCAGACTGGTCGGCGCTGAGGCTAATCTCGGTTGGTACGCATCCATCTACAACGAAACTCTGCACGCCGTCAGTGACGAAGAGCGAGTACGTCTTGATCGTATCCACGTCCGTCTGGCTCGGAGCGTATGCCCACGTATACGGGCCAGCGCCCGACGGGGTGATGGTGGCGAGTGAGTCAAAGATGATTGGCAGCGTGCGGAGTGACGCAGGCGCTTCGCCGAAGGTGACCACTGGAGCCTTCGCGGTGATAGTTGCTGATGCCGCTACGCGGCGCGGGCGGATACCAACGCTCTTATCGTCTGCAAGGTCGACAGTCACGCCGGGGTCAACGATTCCCACGATATCCGTGTGGAGTAGCTGACCGTTGGCATCGTTGAAAGTCGCAGGCGTGCCATAGCCGCTCTCGCTCTTGACGACGACCTTCGTGAACGACTTAGCGCCTAGCGTTGGCATGTCTTACTCCTTGTCTACAGTTGGCGCCGCTTTGGCGGCGGGTTTATTCTGAACGATCTCGACGAGCCCGCTGGCTGCCAGCGATGTGGCAACTGCGGCATCCATCTCCACCACGTCGTCAGACGCTGGGAGATACGGATTGCCCTCAGCACGGGGCTGGACGACTTTGACTCTCAACGTATCAGGCACTGACATTGACTCCCTCTAGGATGCTGACCTGCAGCTCTGCAGTGATGGTTAGATACGTCGACTCAGCCCACGTATCTGTGCCGATTGTAGTTGACGATACGATGGCCTGAGCCACGCCCGCCGTGTTCAGCTGAACCTGCCCGTCAAAGACGCTGCGCAGCCACGTGCGCCACGTCAGCAGGTCGGCGTACTTCCTAGCCATGTCAGCCTGATCCTGCGTATAGATGACCACGGTGACCGTGAGCACGGTAGTGCGGCTACCACCCGTGCCATAGCTGATGGTATCTCCGCCCGGAATGCAGACTGCTGCAGGTACCACGGCGAGATTGTCTGGCGGCGTAGCGTGCGCAGCTCGGAGCGCGTAGCCTGCCGGAGGAGTGGCAGCTGCTAGACGTGCGGCGACGGCGGTGTGAATCGTGAGGTCGTTCATCAGATCGCGATGCCGCCGCGGAGGCGGTAGGCGTCTAGCAGTGCTCGAGCCTCAGGATGCAGGGCTGCGCTCATGCGGATAACGCCGCCAAGCGCCTCACCACCAACCGCCCCAAACGGCGCGGTGCGTGAGGCGAAGATGGCGCCAGCTTGAATCAGGGAAGCCTGCTTGACCGCGGCTGGAACGCTGGGCCAACCGAAGGTGCCGGTCACCT